CGGCTGTATATAAAGAATAAATCATTGGTACTAGCATTTTATGCATTCCTACCCACTTCCGTGGGAAAGAGTTATATGTATAATCTGCACCATTCTTCAATACTAACCATCTATTATTTATTTCCACCTTATGCCAGTTAATACCCTCGACAATTAAAGCAACGTTATCGGCAGTCAGTGACTCCCATACATCGTTACCTATAGAAACTTGAGCACCAATTGCATATCCTGCGGGCGAAACTTTTTGTACCCACGCCGGAAGTAAAGCGAGCCCATTAATAAAGGCATCGTAAAAAAAGTCGCCTAACACCTTCCGTAGTTGCTCCTCTATGTTTGCATCTACAAAATTGGCAAAGCTATTCGGTGCTTTATCCAAATTAGGTAAGGCAAATGGAACTACGTCGAAATCTGAGGCAACTATATCAAACATACAAAGCGTTTAACGAGCGTCGTTTAGTGTTTCATTATTTTAGCTGTAAACGTTGCCACCATCGTTGCCGATCCAGTCCAGCTTACCGCGTACCATAAATATGGGCTGTCGGGCAACCGTATGGAATAATTGGACGATGCATCAGCGGCGGTAATAACTGTAATAGCAGTCTGAGTCTCACGCGTTGGGATAGCCTTAAAATTAATACCATCAAGACTTCCTAGCAACGTAATCGATCCAGCAACTGTACCACTCACTTTAGTTACTACAACCTGGACAGTGACAGTACCGGGCCCGCTTACACGTGATTTGGTATAAAGTACCCCCGTTCCTGTATTTGTTACTGTATCTTTAATTGTAACGGAAGCCTGCAATAATGCTTGGCTAAAAGTATTCGTTGCATTGTAGAGATCAGCATATACAGAAGTTTGTGCGTATGAGCCCATACTAGTGAGCATAAACAATACAAATACCGCCATTTTCACCCATCCACGAGTGGCCAACTCTTTAGCTTTTTTAGACCCTACATGATACTTTGTACCTGTTTCATGATAAATGTCAGAATCTGTAGCTATAACCTCGACCGGAAAATCAACCGACGCATCTTTAGACATGCTTAATTGCTTCGTATCTGGTCTTTCTTTTTCTTCTTGTTCTACTTTTTCCTTTGCCATAATATTTTTAATTTTTCAGTGTTAAAAATTTTTCGCCTAAGCCGCAGCAATTTGTGACTTAATATCAGCTAAATCATCATATACAAACCCGGCCGCATCATTCTCGCTGTGGTATGAATGCAACCTCATCTCAGCAATAGCTGTAATCAAATTAAGCGTAAAGTCTGCATTCTCCCATCCAAACTGCATTGAAAAATCTTTGTAAATAAGATTCTTAAAACAGTCAACGGCAATAGCCTGAACAAATCCTACCGGTACGTTATAATCTTCTACAATAATAGCACCTGGAACTTGACGTAAATTCAAATTCATGTATGAACCCTGAGATACTGCTTTCTCCATATCCATATTAGCTGTATCAATCGGATTCATAAAAATCACAATAGGACTATTAATAAACGCTTTATGAATTTGTGCAACAATAGCACGGCAGCAATCCCAATTATTTGGGTTTTGTGTAGACAGCCCCGAAGTGGTAAAACCTAAAGAAAAAGTTTGCACACCACCTGGAACCGTACCGGATTCAACTCCAGTCATAAGCGCAGTATTCACAGCAATTTTAAGCTGATATGCTAACTCTATTTGAATGAAAGAAGTCATACCATCAATATCATCCAAGAGTTCGGTTGCAATTTTCATAGATACCGCAACCTTCTTAGCAATAGACTTTTCAACCTCAAGTGTGAATGATACACCAGGTTTAGCAATACCAGGACCGATAAAAGCAGCGGCACCAGAAGCAGCCGGTACTTTCTTATTTACCCAAGGTAAGGTCTCTAAACCTGTACGCCCTTTAGTAAGATAATCCCAAAATGTTGGTGACGTTCTACGAATATCAAATACCTCACCGCCCATACGGATAACAGAACCAGCGGCAATAGTAATTGTATCGCTAATTGTATTCGCAGGAGTCATAGGAGAACTCGCTGCCTTAATTTCCATTACAGGCACAGCCAAGCCACGTTCACCGCTCTTAATCCGCCCAATTATATCCTTGTTTTTTGTATGCCAAGAAACAACCTGCGCACGAATAGACTCATCTACAGGTTGGTTAGCAAGCTGCCCTTTCATTGCAGTAATTGCCTCACCCTGCGCCACAAGTATTTTCATAACACCCTTATCGGCATCAAGCAGCGCCTTTACCTGACCAACATCGAGACCCTCAAAGGCTTTTACCTTAGCATCAATCACCGCAGTGATTTCCTCCTTAGTCAAAGACTCAGGACCTTCAATAGATAGCCGCTTTTCTAGCATCTCCAGGTATTTATACCCATCGCTATCTTTTTCCAACCCGTCTTTTTTAAACTTAATAGCTGGCGCGATGGCCAACGTAGCAAGCCCAGCAACAGGATGCAACCAAATGCCGACAATAACAGCAAGTGTAAACAATCCAATAGCAAACAAACCCCAACCCAATTTTATTTGCGGGAATTCGAATAGCCTTTTGAATGCTGTTAAATTTTTTCCAAATTCATTTTTCATACTTGAATGTTTTTTAAGTTTTACACCTATAGTGCCATTTCTTTTAAATTCAATTTAAACCCATCTAGCATAAACAAATCATCCCCTGAAGTCGTAGTACGAGCGTCATCAGATTTTTCGGTTTTTGTTTCTCTGAATGCCTTTATTTGTTTAATAATAGATTCAATTTCACGTCCACGCTTATTTGATATATCAAACTTACGTAGATATTCTTCAAGATACTCCACGTTTACATCGGCTGACTTAAAATCAATTAAGCCAGTCTCCGGATTCATACCATAGAATACCGTACTATACTCGTACATCTTTAGTTCCAATATCTCTTCAGCACTTTTCTCTAACGGTCTACCTTTAATCGTATCATAGCCATATGAGTGCTCAAGCGTTTTTCCATGTGCGTTAAAAAATTTATAGTCCGAAAAAAGATCGCGCGCAGTCTGTTTCTCTAAGTTCAATGCACTTTCCACTACAGCGTGTGTATCTGTCTCATACATTTTTACAGGCACACCGACCACACCGGCATACTTTATAGTATGATCCACAAGGTGCTTAATCCGGTTCGAGCCTTCTGTAAACGTTTTTGTAAACGCCCCTTTGCGAACAATGTCCCCTCCCATATCCTTATTATTAAACTTGGATATAGAAATTGTCACAATACCTTTGTCTGCAACATCCAGCACATCGGATTTAAACACTTTTGTTTTCATTTTTCTTTTTAATTTTTGCGGCTAGCTTATCCTGATAACTCCTATAGTCGCGATTATCTTTACGCTTTTGCCTCTTTATTTCGTTTTGCAATATGTTTAACTTGACTTGCATTTAATTACCATTCAATTGGTACTGTTTTACTGGTGGCTGATTTTCTATTTGGTTTGCTTGTGCTGTAGCGTTTGCAGCCGCTTGCTCATCCGCAGCTTTTTTCGCTTCACTCTGACTATATAACTTATCTCCCTCTGGCCCTATATTTGGCATACCAACATACTCAAGCCATTGATTCTTTGTTATAATATCATTAACATAAGAAATTTGTAAGCCTGTAGATGCAGCCTGCATAGCCCGTCCAGCGTTCAACTCGTCTTCCTGAAAAATAGCTAGCTCACTATAGTCTGTACAAATTTTACATGAATTTTCGTCAGCCTTAAAAAACTGATTATACTTCGCCATGTCGCGATAGTTATTTGGAATAACATTATTATCGTAGAATTTTTTATGCGCAGACTCTTGATTACTATACGTTGCATCTGAATCTTCAAATAATACAAATGGAAAACCAAAGCGTTGACATATTGCTCGCGCACTCGCTAAAACAGTTTCTTTCGTGCCAAGCCCTTTTACATCAAATGACATCGGATTCCACTTTAACGCTATTTTACTTACCATATACTGGTATTGATCCCATGACATTCCGTACTTAGCAAGATCAGCTTGTATATCTTTTTTCTGATCGTTGGTCATAGGTATATAACCAGCCACGCTATCCTTAGTCGCTGCCGCGTCATGAGATATAAAACCAAGCGGGCCTTTCTTACGTAATAAAACATTGTCCGCTTCCATCGCAGCACAAAGATTACTAACCGCCATGTCTAACCCCACAAGGCGGGATTGAGGGAGCAAAAAATTATTTTCAAATGATTGTATAAAACTATCCTCAAGAATAAATATCGAACTTGGTGGAAGAGCAATCGTTTGCCCCATAATACTTATGGAGTATTCTTTAACAAACTCTTCAATCTTAGTTTGATATAAATATTTTCCAGTAGGCGTACATTTAAACAACCAAGGTGGCAGATTAATTATAGCTTTTGCGTAATCTGGTTGATCTTCAAATCCCGCAGGGACTATCGGCATAACAGGACAATAACCATACGTTTTCTTATACGCGACTTGCTGCCCGCGAAATTGTTCCCATGATTGTAACGGATTGGGATTAAGCAATAGAGCTCGCATACGGGTTGACCAAGGATTTGTGGCCTCGTTCTCCTTACCCTTTCCTTCGCTTCTCAGTATCTCTACCTCGCCACTTATATCGCTTTCTGCCATGCGATCAATAACAGACGCAAGTGGATAACAATAATCATAAGCCCATTTTTGCTGCATCGGCATACGCAAGCCTAACCAGACGGCTTCCTGCCCCCTAAGCCGCATAATATCCCCATTACTATCAGTTGGAATAAAATCAATGTCACTACTCATTCGGCCAAAAGCGTTTGGCCCGGCAATAGTTCCGAATAAATTATTGAAGAATGAATTTAGTCCGGCAAAGCCTCGATCTACCGCCATCTATGAGCTAACGTTTTGTAAACCATGTACGCACAATAGCTAAAAAAATACGCTCTAAAATTTTAGCGGCCAGTATCCCGGCCGCTATTTTTAAAACTAACAACATTATACGGTAGAATCTGTCTCAGCATCCAAGGCTTGAAATTTTGCCTTTGCTGCCGCAACCAATCCCGCAACCTCCTGCGTTTCGCTAACAGACAAACCGCCTATCGCTGCATCAAGTTTAGCTTTGATAAAATCCAAATCCTTTTGTACCCCGTCTGCCGCATCGTTCATAGCCTGAAGATCGGCTTTAATGTCATCAAGTTGTCCCATAATCTTTTTGTTTTGTGTTAGAATTTCATTTAATAGACTTCGCTTAGTTAGCCTGCCCATAGCTAATGTATTTAGTACAAAACTAAACAAATATTAGCTAAATAAAAAATTGTGACCAAAAACCCTATTCCTGGTGCCAAAAATGCGTATATATCGCGTACCGGATAGCATCCATAAGGTGATTTACTTTATCAATCGGCGTATTCGTAGGCTTACCAGTATCTGGGTCCATCATCCACATATACCGTTGTCGTTCATATTCAATATTCTTTGAACTTGCCGTGAAGTATATTTCATACTCATTAACCTTCGCTATACCAGCCCGTATACTTCCGGCTCCTTTACGTGTCGCGATTGTCATTAAATCAAACTGCCGAAGCTGCCGAATCATATCTCCATCATGCTCACAATATATCGGCGTTTCGTCCGTATACTTATTCGCCTTATATAGCGCTTTTAATTGTACCGCAGTTACGGCTGGTAAGTAGCATAACTCATGTACATATATCTTATTACCGATCCGTCTACAATCTATTGCCGCTGTCGGATCAACTGTATACCCAAAATCTACGCCGCCAAATTTTCTTTCCTCATACCACGGAAAATCCTTATCAAGTATTTGTTTCCAATTCGGATATATTAATCCAATAAGATTTCCAGTACGTCCACGTGCGTACACATTCCAAAGGTCTTTGTCTTTTATATTTTCTGTTTTTGCATGATCCTTTTCGTCCATGAACGGATTATGCCTATGATCCGATATCCAGGTTTCTACCGTAGCATACAAATCATTTCCATCTTTTGTAGTACCAATCAATTTCTCATGTGCCCAAAACGGCGCGCTTGGATTATAGTCTATAACAGTTCGTACCCGAGTACGTTTTGCATATTGCCAAAATATAGGGTAAGCAACCCCGTTGGCCTCATTAACGAAAAGATATTGCCGCTTACCTTGCTTCGCACTCTGCTCATCAGTCGCACCTAGAAACTCCATAATCCAACCAGTATTAAAAGTCACCACACGCTCACCCTGGTTCCAATTAACAATCGCCTTATTTATAAATTCATTAGAATGATAAATGGATTCGGCGATACGATACGCGCCCTTCTTACTATCGGGTATAGACTTATTAACAATCGAAATTATTGGATCAATCTTTGGCGGTACTGTAGTAGAGGCGATAATAAATAACTCCTGCATCGTAGCGTAAGTCTTACCACTATCCGTCCCACCTTGTAAGATAACTATATCAGCTTGAGACTCGTGAAGCTTTTGGAAAACTGGACCTGTTTCAAATATCCCATCGGGATTGACTAGCGAAGGGCGCGATAAAGTTAATTCTTTACCCAAGTAAACTAATCTTTAATATCTTTTTCATTTGACACGAGTGCAGGTGCATTATTGTATACATTGATTTGCACGTTCATTGTAGTTCCAATCCCTTTACCTGTTACTTCTATTTTACTTGGTGCGTCATACCCCATTAACATAGCTAGCTCCTTTAAAGATTTTTGCTTATCACACAACTTTAATTTAACATAGTCAACCTGTATCTCCACCTCCTCCGGATTCCCATCATCGTCCAGACCTTCACCTTCTGCTACCTCACGCCGTGTCTGTGTTGTAATTTCTTCAATACAGTATTTTTGCTCCTCTGTAAGTTTATCAAAATCATTTAACGTTATCCATGTATCATGTAAATGCGCTATGGAACTACGCGCGATCTTAAGATGCTGCTCAATTATCCAAGACTTAGATATGCCGATGTTAAACTCTACATTATCACTAAGGTATTTACAGTAAGCCTGTATGCGTTTACGCCTTACTATCTGCGATGCGTTAGTTTTCGCATTATTATCTCCAGCGTTAGGATAAAGAACCTGGTATGCACGCCTTCCATTCCAATCCAATATGTATTCTTTGCAGAATGCGCGATCCTTATCACTAAGGCTCTTAAACATATCGGGCTCCACCTCTCCATCCTCATCGGCAATATCAACCGCCTTAGACTCCTGCGCCTTACCAACCGCCTTTGATTTCTTTCCCTTCATTACTTCGGTAAGTTATTCCCACATCGTACCAACACCACCACGCTCGTACTATCTTTAGGCAAAAATTTTTTGGCCTTTAAAATTTTTTCGCCCTGAGGTCTGACATCCTCCCTACTACACGCGGTGCAAATCATAATCAATGTTACAAACCATAATATAACCAGTACTACAATTGCAATAACTTTTATCATGACAAATTAATTTTCTTCTTACTACTTCCTTATAATCATTTCCTCACCGCTAAACGGTACACCGCCTAATAGATATTTAGGTACTGTCTTTATCCAATCTGCTGAATGCTCATAACAGTACTGAAATAAAACTATAGCCGCAAAATATTCCTTCGCGACTAATAGCTTCGTTACCTTTATCAAACACAGCAATCGTAATTTCTCACTCACCACAACGGATTATTTTTCTTTGGGCAGTGCTGCCCTGATATTCTTGCTTTCTTCATTAAACCACAACCACAAAGTCCACACGTCCCTTTAGTATTATACATTGGACACGGCCCCTGCCGACACAATTTTAAGCGCTGCTCCATCAAACTCTCATTCACATTTACTAATTGTAATACTGTGCCTTGAACTATTCCAACTACATCCATAACTTAAAATTAAAAAACCATTCCGGCAAACGAACAATTTTAAGCCCTGCGCTGGGCGTTCGTCCTCTAGGGAATGGTTTTACGGTTGTTTCACCATAATGTAAAATTACTATAATTTTTAGGGCTTTACTAATGTCTACCATTTCCTCGGTTACAAAAAAGGCTTATAGTACGCCACCATATAATATCCATTTGCTCTAGCCTTCTATAAGCCTTTTTTGTAACCGAGTAACCATACTGATTCTCAAGCAGTTACAAGCGATTTTTTTTGTAACCGAGTAACCGAGTTTTTTGTAACCGAGCCTTTTTTCCTCGGTTACAGAATTAGGGGCCTGCTCGGTTACAATTTTTTGACTCCCAAGAATAGCCCTCGAACAGACGCATTATCTTCATTTTTATATACAAAATCCTCTACCTGTATATTGCTTAAGTCGCCGGCAAAGTGTCTGCGAATCGGCCATTTATTTTCATTTACCCCCTCTTCATCCTTAAGCCATATGCAATAATCCTTATATAACTGGGTTATGGTAGTCTCTTTAATAGTTACGTAAGGATTAGTTTTTTCATACTTAGCCTTTACCGAAAGTTTATTGCCCCTATCCACGGTCGGATTTAATTTAGTATACATAGTATAGAACCAACGAACAGAATCTTTTTCGCGCGTATGAAAATCCTCTGTTGCCTTACGCATAGACTCTGTAATTTTAATCTGGCCTTTGTTTTCAATTAGGTGTTTTATACCCTCGTTGAGTATATGGTTGAAAATTCCCGCAAGTTCGTTTTCATATATCGCCGGCATTACGTTATTATCTTTTTCAACCTTTACATCCATATTAATGGTTATAAGTCGTCGTGCCACGGCTTTATTAAATACTGAATAACTATACGGGTTCATAGCAATAAGCAGCCGCCCGTAATTTATAATCGGTCGCCTCGTAACGTGCATCTGCCAGCCTGGTAACGGCTCTTGCGCCGCCGCCTTTAACAACATCTCTAAATGCTTGAATGGTTGACTATCAAAATCATAAGCGAGCAATTTGTTTTCCATCATCATCGCCTGCGTCTGTGCTTCTGCCGTTCCACCGAATAATATACCGGCAGAAATTGCTACACTATTCTCAAGTCCGATAACGCGCCGAGTAATATCTATAAGCGAAGATTTACCAGTACTTGTTTCTCCGGCAAGTAGCATAATAATATCTGCACGATGCTTGGTTAAACACGAGGCTACAAAAGCATAATAAGCTGTATGAAGAGTTTTATCAGGTATTTGAGTATCTATCCATTCATCAAATCGCGGACAAACTACTGCCGGCTCATAGCAATATGGTAATAGGGTTGTAAAGTTGTAGGCCGACTCATGGTCTAATAATTTACGTTTTCCCGTTTTAATGTTAATATGAAGTACCCCATTCTCAAGATTTATAAACACCCCGTCATGTAAATTACCCGTGCGTGGCTCTAGCGCGTCCCGCATCGTTATTAACTTTAACTCCCGTATTGCCATATCCAAATACGGTAACGTCCTAAGTAACTTACGATAACGGTCTTCTACGTCACTACGGTCCACAAAGTTATTAAGCAGGTCCACCACATATTTAGCGTTACGCTTAATCCAATGTGTCTGCTCAAAAATATAAAAGCTTGCCTGATCTATGCAGCATATTTCAATGTGTTGGAGGAACGCCGATACGAGTGTATGAACGTGTTCCGGCATCCTTTCTTTTTTACTAAGCGTTAACTCAAACTCTTTATTAGATGGTACAGGATTACGTTTAAGCGTGTCAAGTGTAGTAAGATCGTTGAGACCGTTATCCGCGCATATTTTAAAAAACGTAGCGATAGTGATTTTACGATCGCGCGGGGTCGCCTCACCATTACAGAAGTTTTCATATTGAGTCTCTATTGTGTCTGCATTATACTTAGGACTAAACTGGCTAAGGCGATTAAACATATCATAACCCTTAACGCCGAATGCGTTTGCAAACGCCTTGCCTATCTTAAACCACTCCGGGTTATCACCCGTAATATCCAGTTCCTTATCCTCTAATTGCTTAACGTACGCCTCGG